AGCTGATAAGCTCGCAGGTTGCAAGCTACACTGATGGCAAGTTAGAGGGTTACACAACCATAGAGCAGACCAACACGGCAATCAGCAACATGGTTGTTAAGCTGAATAATGCGACTGATAAAAAATTAGAATCATACAGCACTATACAGCAGACACAAGATGCTATCAGCCTTGCGGTAAAAGATATCGACCTTGACGGCAATACGCTGGTCAGCAAAATTAACCTTGCTAATGGCGGTATCCTGCTGGACGGCAAGCTCATCCATATCACCGGTCAGACTCTTTTTGATGACAATATTGTTACCAATAAGATGCTGCAGGCAGGCTGCGTGGATGCAAGCAAGATTAATGTTGAGAGTCTGTCTGCAATAACCGCTAGGATTGGCGTGCTGAAAACTGCTGACACAGGAGCGAGGATGGAGCTAAGAGACAATTTGATATTGGTATATTATGCGAGCGGCAAGTTGGCCGTAAGGTTGGGGGTGTGGTGATTTGAATTTGTATGTATATATAATGATTACATTAATATCGTTTGCTATAGCAGTTGCACTTTGGAAACGAAAGAAGAAAAAAGAGGAAACCGATATGCCAGTAGGAATAGAAGTATATAACCAAGAGGGCAAAACAATATTTTCCACGGACATGATGTTCTGCCGCATTTTAGGAACATTTGAAGTTGATGGAACAAATTCAAGCATCACTGACGCAAATATAGCAAAACGAGATATATTTGTTGTGATTGCTGATTGCAAAAAACCAGAAAATGAGTGCAGCAGTTTGCCAGTGTTTACTTTTACAGGAAATACTATTTCGTGGGTTTACACATCGACAGATTACAATATAGCGAATATTGCTTTCAAAGGAAAATACTATTATGGAGTTATGGGGGCGAAATTATGAATGCTAATTTTAATGTTTTTACGGAAGATGGTAAGAATTTATTGCCATTGCACGAACAAGCTCCCATCCATTTGACGAGAAAATTAACCTTGATGAGCGACGGTGTTACTAAAAGTTGGATTGAAGGTAGCGATACGTGGGGCATTGAAGTTGCTTTAAAGAAAGGAGAAATTTTCGGTGCGATAGCTAACAATGGCAAAAGCACAGATTTAATGGTGGCTTTTTCTTTCACGCAAAGCAACGAACAATTCTGCTTTTTTCTGCTGAATTTGTTTGACTACAAAGAAGAAACTGACGAAGTAGTAATTCCACAAACGCTCATAGATGCTTTGGAGATTTACATATTCGGAGTGGATGATATACCAGCGTCGGAGAGCGGTACCGGGTTAGAAGTTTATTCAGAGGATGGGAAAGTGCTGTTTTCAAGCGCCTTTCCTCCGATGAATGCGTTAGGGAAATATGAAGGAAGCTACTGGGGGAAATTCACGCAGCCGCAAGGGAAGAGTGAAGATTTTAGTTTTGAAAACAGAACGAAAATAGCTGTTGTGTGTACCTGTGGAATCCAATACACATTTTTGGGGACTAACTATGTATATGAGACACGAAGTACAGCTAAATTTCCCGCCGCCAACAAAGTTACTCTCTCGGATACGGCATTTCAAAGTGCATTTTTTCCCGACGGAAACAACGGAGTAGACACGCCTTTCTTTTGGCAACGTGCTTGGCGCTTTCTGCTTATAGATGCGAGCAATTTTTAAGGAGGCGACAAATGAAACCACAAGCATTTCAGCCGGGCGAGCTGCGCGACGAGCATGACAACATAATTCGCGCCGGTGCCTATGGCAAGAAAACACCATTTGTTAATTCTGACAATAGCGCTATCTTAGACTACATCATGAACAACTTTGATGCGTTATATGCTCAGATACCCAACGGCAGAGCCTATGTAAAATCTGTCAACAATATAACTCCGGACAGCAATGGTAATGTCACTGTTAACGTCGGCAGCGGCGGTGGAACCGGTACAAATATCACCGTTGACTCTGCGTTATCATCGACCAGTACCAACCCTGTGCAAAATAAGGTGCTCTATGCAGCCTTAAACAATAAGCTGGATAAAAACGGTACGGCAACCTATGCTGCGCGGGACAGCTCCGGTAATATCATCAGCAGCACATATGCCCGAAAAACGGACCTCAGCAGCTATGTGAAGTCAATCAATAATATGAAGCCTGACAGTGCCGGCAACATCAACATCAGTAGCAGTGGTGGCGGATCTAACATTACTGTTGACTTTACATTAGACAGCACTTCGAGTAACGCTATCGCTAACAAGGCCGTTTACGCCGCTTTGAATAATAAGCTGGACAAGACAGGGACGGCTGCAGCTGCTACAAAAGCTACGCAGGACAGTTACGGAAATGTAATTGTTACTACTTATGCCCGCAAGTCGGACCTCAGTGGCTATGTTAAAACGATTAATAACCAAGAGCCTGATGCCAACGGTAACATCAATATTAGCACCGGCGGCGGTGGAACCGGAACAAGCATTACTGTTGATACCACGTTATCAAGCACATCAAATAACCCGATTGCTAATAAAGCTGTTTATACGGCCTTGAATAATAAGCTTGATAAAACCGGTATAGCTGCCTATGCGACAAGAGATAGCTCAGGCAATATAATCACAGATACATACGTGAAAAAATCCGAAGTTAGCGGTGTGGTAAAGTCTGTTAATAACATTGCCCCGGATAGTAACGGTAATGTAACAATTACTGTTAGTGGTGGCGGTGGCTCAGGTGATTACTTGCCGTTAACGGGCGGCACAGTCACCGGCGGCATCACAGCGACTAATTTCCAGACTGGTACAGGGGCAACCAGTTATTTCCAGTGTAGAAAATTTAGGGGCGAGGGTAATGCTAACTCCTATTACCATGCTATAGACTTCGGCTATTCAGGTCATGATTCTGTAGATTTTTATGAATATGACCCCAACTGGAACTTTTATAAATGCCCAACAGGTGCAAAGTCTGGGGCTGTTTTAGTTGGCAATATCAATGGAAACGGATGGAATGGTGGAGCGCAACTGACAGGCGCACCGACCGCACCTACTGCGGCTGTCGGAACGAACACTACGCAGATAGCAACAACGGCTTTTGTGCATTCAGCTATCCCTACAAACATATCATCATTCACAAATGATGCAGGCTATCTGACGCAACATCAATCACTTGTTGGGTATGTTAAAAGCGTAAATAACACTAAACCCGATTCAAATGGTAACGTAACTATTACAATCAGCGGTGGTGGTGGAGTAAGCACGTCTACACAGAATGTGTGGACTGCTCAGCAGTCATTTGATTTAGCCTTGTTGGGTGTAGAAAAATATACAACTGCTTACACTAATGGAAATTCTGTAAAACCTTCTAGCGTTACGGCTGTTTACAATGCAACAGGTAGCTTTACTTTAGATTTAACAAACTTCTCATCTCTATTAAGCAGAGGGCAATCATTAGTCTTTACTGCATACATTAAAGCTAATGCTGATTATCCTCTAACTATAACTAATGGTGGCACACTAAAATACACTGGTAATTCATCTGATTTAGCGATTACGAGTGCAGGTCTGTTACTCAATATCTTTATAACATTAGATAATAGTGGTAGCAAAACAAGCATCGTACAAGCATCTAAGTTATCGTAAAGGTGATGTAATATGGGACTTAATCGTTTATTTATGGTAAAGCATGTTGAAAGTGGTGCGGTTGATGAGAATGTATTCATTATGACTATGGGAACTAAAAATGGTCAGTATGGATATAATGCCAACAGTGGTTACTATGGCGAGGTTACAGGTAATGTTACGCATGATGGTAGAGCCGTTACTCTTGTTATATTGTCTTATTACGGCGGTTGGCTTGATGTGGCTTTTAAAGAAGAAGGCGTAACGAGTGGTAGTCGTAATATTGCGTTAAATATCACGCCTATGGAAACAGGTGTTACTGTACCCCTTGCAGTTGGGAAAATATCGTATCAAAGTGCTGCAACAGGCTTCTACACCTATGTGCAACGTGTGCCATCAAATATATCAAGTATGTTCAGCGCTGCAAACGTAGGCAAAAACTTTAAGGTCGAAATCATCTTTAACTAAGCAAGGAGCAAATAATGAAAACGTATACATATAAAACAAAGCGCTATGACAACTTTTATGATTTGTCCGAGGCATTAGGCGCAGACGGTGTCTTTATCCCTCTGTCGATTTCTGACGGGGATTTAAAACAGTTAGGCGTAGAGGTTGCGTATGAAGAAGAGCTGCTAGAAAACATCCGCATCCGCAAAATCATTGAACTGAAGCGCCAGCGTGATGCTGCAGAGGTTGAGCCAATCAGCTACGGCGGACGCCTCTACGATTACGATGACAAAGCGCGCGACCGCATCGCAGCAGCAATAATTGCGTTGGACGTGCAGGGAGAAGGCGCTAAAATCAGCTGGACCACGGCAGACAATGAGGATGCGGTGGTTACGGCTCAGGACCTGCGCATGATTATCGCCGCTGTTGCTGTGCGTAGTAATGCTTTGCACACAGCGTA